TTAAAACTTAACTTTATAGACTATAGACACATTCTGGACACCATGCTTATCTACCCCTACTATCGCCTCAATAGCTCTATCATAGCTGAAATTGCGCTGTACAGCAATAGGATAATAAACAGAATGTCGTTCTTTATTATACCCCACACCAGCCCCCACTTCCCAATTCCTTTTATATCTTTCACTTGCCATCTCCTTAATGACGGGTGTTAAATCTAATTGTGTCTTATTGTCCAAAGTGTGCCCCTGTGGTACCTTAACGATACCCTTATTGGGCAGCTGTACAACCACTTCAGGCTGTCTTATAGTAACATCTGGGGACATTAAAGACGTTTTAGGACGTACTTGGTGCGTATTGGTCACAGTAAGGACATCTTTGTCGGATGCTGCAAACTTACCATAATTAGCTTCTGCTTCCTTGGGTGGTGAAAACAGTTTATAACCAATAAATAAACCACTCAAGAAAAGAATAATAGCTATGATTATAATTAATATCTTCTTTCGTTGCTCTGAAATAATAAACATTTTATAAATTATATCCTCCTATTGTTTAGATACTGTTTATCATAACTGACCAAACTGGTTAGAGTCCTGTTTGTCCCCATAATCCCCCTATGACTCTCAATGCTTCCAATAGGTAATTAATATTGGGTACATTGATGCCACATAGGGTCATTATGAATGTGCTAATAAACAATATTAAAATAATAATAATACTAACAAACAATACCTTAGATAGTCGTCTTTGTAATTGTGTATATGGACGCTTGTTTCTCCCAGTTCTTATAACCCTGGTACTACAAGAAGGTACTGGTAAGTGGTCTTTATTATAATCATCAATCATTACTTATATGCCTCCTTAATGTTACATATTGTTACATAAAGGAACCTTAATGTACCTTAATGTTACATATATGTACTTATATGTTATATCTAAGTGTTGTCTTTCCCCCTCGTGTTTGGATTTTTTTTTTTCTTTCTCTTCTCTCTAATAAGTGCTACAATCACCACTTTGTATATAAGTGCTACAATCACCCTTTAATATGAGAATAAATTGCAAATTATAAAAAGAAAAGCAAATAGAAAAAGAGTGGCTTTATTATTATTATTATCAGTACACTCTTCTTGTGCTCTTAAAACGTTCAAAAAGGGGTCTATTTTGGTCAGGAAGGCCCCTATTGTATCTTTCATGAGTAATTTATCATTCAAGAAGTTTCCATGTAAATTATTTTTATTAGTTAGTGTGATTTCTTTTGGATGACATATGACTCATTAAGGTGCCTTCAAGGGGCAAATAGACCCCTTCATTGCAATCTATGAACGATATGGAGCAAGGTTCTTAAGGTGATAGTGTCCTGTGGATAATTGTTGTTTACCCATATCAGGAATATATGTAATTCCCCTATCAGGGTCAGACCATGCTTCTAATTGTTCTTCAAGGTGTTCTTCAATGCCCGTATCGGCATCCCTATCCAAAACCTCTTTCCAATGGGCTACAGCCATAGACACAGCATCTAAACGGTCATCATGTGCCAATGCGCCCCTTTCGTTACACAAACGGGTCATCTGGTAAAACAATGAGTACGCTGGGTTGCCCTCATAGACACCATAGTCTTCCATGATTACTGTGGTATTTATGATAAGTCTGTGCTGCATCATAACAGGTTCTAAGGTGTCTATAATACGTTGTTCTTTTTGTGTCCTATTGTTTACTTCCGAAGTAGAACAAGGATGGGTCTTATTTAATACAGGTTTTAATAACTGTAAAAACATACCATCTCCAAAGTTAGACTCAATAACAACCTCATTAACCCCATAAAACTTAGCCTTTAAAGCTAAAGCAGAAAGAGTTTCAGGGGCATAACCATTACGGTATCCCCCCACCTCCATAAGAAACAAGTAGCCATTTAGGTACTTTACAATAGCATAAGCGGACTCATCCTTCACATCTCTTTGCTATCCATCCCTGTGAATGGTGTCTTTTTCCATTAGCTACTTTTCTTAAGTTTTGTGGATTTAAATGGTGTTCTTTACAAAAAGCTGTAAAAGCTTCTGGATGATAAACGGTACCATCAGGCGCTATAAGAGTAAAATGTTCTCCACAGCCATAATTAAAAGGTTTTTGTCCCTTTTTAAAACGTGTATCATTACATTTCATACAGAAGGCACCTGTCTTTCTTTTTGGTAAGTATTTACCACAACCAGGACATCTTACTGTTCGATGGTTGCCTCCTGCCATACAGTTCCACCCCATATTTCTTTTTGGTCTTAATTGATATTCTAAGGCCAGGGCATCTTCTTTTGGTAACATGGCCAGTTCTTCTATAACGACATCTTCTTTATTTAAAGACCGCAATATGTTTCCTACAGGCCGTGGGCTGCAATAGTGTTGACTAAAACGGTAAGAAAGATTATGTCGTGTTACCCCCACATAACCGTGTTTTATATCGGGGTCTTCTTTTAGGTGGATATGATACACCTTATATAATCTATTTTTTGTTCTAAATGTCATTTATATGTACCTCTTTGTGTTTAATTGTTACGATGCATCGTTACTACATCTCTTATAGTTTCCTATAAGGTCAGACTATATCTTTATGCATTTATGCATATCCCCCGCTTCCACTCAACTTGAGTGTACTAATAGTCGTTGGACTTTCCTTATAACAAGGCTTAGCTGCTGATTACCCAGACGGCTTCCAGCAATTCAAGGGATTTATTTAGGAGGCGAGGCAAGGATGAAATTTACCACGCCCAGACGGGTCTATCGCCATTACTGTTCCTGTATAATTTTCTGTCTCTTCAGAGCGACTTAATGCCCCATAAAAGTAATCACCTTTAAGTGCCACACAGGGTACATCATGTAACCTTTTAGACGGCTCACTGCACCACGCCCATTTCATGGAGGAGCTATTAAGGTCTAAATCGGCCACAATGAGGTCTTTTACTTTCAATGGGTACTTTTCTGCGTCAGACAGGTTTGTATTAAGCATAAACTGTAAGGCAAAACCTGCACGCCCATAGGATAGTTTACGTTTTGCTATCTCGTCTTCATCGAACCTTTCAGGGTCAGTAGGCAATCCACTGTACCTTGTAGGGTTCATGTCAAACTTCTGGGCAATAAAGGGGGCTAATTCGTCCCCATAGTTTTCTCGTTCTTTTTGGTCTTTTGGATAAGTAACTGTCCATACCATCTTTTTGTACCCACGTTTTGTCAATTCATTATAAAGAGACATTTCATTCTGTGGCGTACCCAGGTAGATAATTTGCCCTCCTGGTTTTAAGACAGCATCAAACTCTTTTACGGCTTCTGATAATTTATCTCGTTGTATCTGTGTTCCCGAATTATTAGGAACCTCGACATCATCAGCGATTAGCAGGTCTGCACGGCTTCCCGTTATCTGCCCTGTAATTCCCACGGATTTAACAGACGGGGAAATATCAGGAACAGCAAGCCCCACATCAAAAAGATTTTGTGTGTCTCTTTGTCCTCTTTGGGGCAATAAAGGTTCCAAAAAAGGCAAGAGCATGATAATACGCTTAATAAATACAGCGTTTGCGTCTGCTCTGTCTTTGGAAGCGGAGACAACCAAGACCTTTAGCTGTGGGTCTTTCCACAACCGCCATACCGTATAGGCACAAGTCAGGAAAGACTTAGCAACCCCACGGAAACCCTCAATGATAAAGCGGTCTCCAGGTGGGGTCATTAAGTATTTTGCTATGTCATATTGAATGGCAGTGGGGGCAGGAAGACCAATACTTTTCCAGACCATGAAGACAAAGACACGAAAATCTTTGCTTGCTTCTGTTATCTGTTCTTCTGTCCACACTCTTTATCACCTCATGTCTTTAAAGATGGGAATTACTTCGGTTGCTTGCTTCTTTAATTCCATCATTCCCTTAGTTTCTGGTGTGGTCTTCATATCATTTTCTTTAAGAAACTTCCGTACCTTATCCAGAAAAGCGGGGTTCTTTCTTAGCTCTTTGTCTTTCAAGCCTTCAAGCAGTGCGGTGACTTCCAGTTCTGCTATCTGGTCTATCAGCTTTTCATCAATTTTTATCATGCGTTATGCACTCCATAATTATCGTAAGCTTGCAGTGTATTTGCATCAATAATAGACAAAACTTTATTTGCATAGTCAGGGTCGGTTGCATAGACACTACCCATAGCATAGACAAAGGAGGCTACATCAAAGGTGTTGCTCCAAATCTGCCACGCTTCCGCATATGCAGGCTCTTCGGCCATCAAGATACACCAGTCTTCACAGGCTTCTTCCAAAGAATTGTAGTCCTGGAAACGGTCTTCAATTGTATAATAGCCATATGTATCAGACCACTCCTGCGTCTCTGTGACAATATAGGGGCCTGTCCCGTTCCATTTACGGCCAAAGATGTTGTAATCGCCAATCACATACCGTCCCCAGCCGCTCTCCAGTGCCCCCTGTGCAATCAATACGGATGCAGGAAGGTTCCATTTATGTGCCACTGTGGCCGCTTTAGGCCCTAACCAATTAATAAATTCATCAGGTGTCATGCATGTCTCCTTTCTTCTTTAATGGCTTTATACATCTTGTATAGCAGCCAACCTATTTGAATTACTGTATAAACGCAGGTCAGTATGTAGACCCACTCATTCCAAGAAAAACCCATAAAAGTCGAAAAGGTCACACCCGCTGAAGGCGTAACCTTTATAACATCATTTCTAAATGTTTCTGTTCTCAAAATCTCACCACCAACCTGAATGCAAAAAGCAAACATAAAAATAAAAACCAAAATGTAATCATGTCATGATATCGCATTTGTTCCTCCATGTTTTATTTGTTAATGTGTGGTCCCTATTTAGAAGCATATTTATTATTATTATTATTCCCTTATAACGGGACTCTTAAACCACCCTAACCAATCTCCATAATTATATGCATTATACCAAGTAACTGTTTGGTTTCCTGCTGCATTGACGCCTACAATTTGAACAATTATGGCATTATTATTTAAATAAAAAACCTGTCGAACCCCCCAAGCTAAATCAGCAGGTTTGTTTACTGTTGTTTCAGTACCAATTAAATGTACCTGGTTTAATAGGTCAAACGGATTATATAAATCAACCTGTAAGCAGTCGTTTAGCACTCCATTTTGTTTTGCGGCAGCCAGCGTTTCTTCTTTTTTGGCATATTTCTGTTCACTTACTTGTCTTGTATCATAGGCAGCTAATAATTCTTCTTTCTTTGCATATTTCTGTTCACTTACTTGTCTTGTATCATAAGCAGCGGGGTTCCATGTTGCAGCCTGTTGTGCGCTTTTTGCGGCAGCTTGTGCAGATTGTGCCGCCTGTGTTGCCTGTGTGGTTGCTTTGGTTGCTTGCTGCTTTGCTCCTGCTTGTGCCTGAAAAGCCTGTTGAGCCGCTATAGTTGTCTCTTCTGTCTTACTAAGTACAGTTTGCATATAAGTGTTTACTTCATTTAGCACAGAGACGCATTGAGACCATAGGTCTTTTGCAATTAATGCCCATGAACGACTGGATTGTGTCTTACCTGTCGAAGACTCTGTATCAGTTTGTCCATCAGGAGAACCCGTTGATATTGCCCAATCTTTAGCTTTGTTCTGTGCAGCTACTGCCTGTAAGCTGGCCTGAGCAGCACCACTTGCGGAAGCTTCCCCAGCCTGTTTTAGGGCATTGAGTCTATTTAAATAGGTGTTTCCTGTCTGTGTAATGCCCTGCACCTGTTCCTGTCCTTTTGTTTGTAGTTCATTCAAAAAGGACTCTTTATTTGCTGTAATGTAGTGTAGTGTAACAGCATCTGTGGGGTCTTGAGGGTCTAAAAGATTAATAATGCGATGCATACGTGCATCCCAGGCCTGTGCTGCTTCAGACAAAGCCATACCCCCATCACGTACTTCATCTCTGGTTTCTTCCGCCAAGTGCAGCAGCTGTACTTCTTGTACAGACATATCGACTGCTTTTAGTACAGACGCATCTTTCCAGGCTACCAGCGGCTGTGTAGTGGTCTGCCTTACAATTTCTATCTTCAGGTTAGTGGGAGACGCCAAGGTAATCTGTTTATCTGTTACAGTGTATTCTGTTCCCTGTACCAGTTCTTTTCGTGTCTCATTATCTATCAAGCGTACTTTAACAAAAGCCTTGCGAAGATAATCAAACGAAAAAGAATAGACCCGCTGTGTCCCATTGCCCTGGTATGTCACCTGTGTTTTTCTTTCGTCAGCCATAAGGCTCCTTTCCTGTAAAAAAAAAATAGAGGGCCATTAAGACCCTCTCTGTATTTAAAAATACCTTAATGTTTTATCCATTCTAAGAAAAGAACAATAATGGAAACACCTGCATAGAAGTTTATAAACACTTGAAGAATATGCCAAAAGAGACTCCACCCAGTATAATAGTCCCAGATTTCTTTGCTGTGTATCGTGTCATAAATACGTAAACGTATCTTCTTCTCCTCGGGACTTAACGAATACCAGTTTTTATCCCATTCGCCTGTATAACCCTCATGCATGTTTTATCCTCCTGTTAGCTTTTCTAAAAGACCTTTTTGCTTATATGCTTTCTTCTTAGGTGTAGGTTTTTTGGTCTTAGGCTTCTTTATGTTCGCCTTATCTTTGATAAGAGAAGACACACCTACCATTGCCCACCAAGACCCCAGTGGTAAAGACCGCATTAGGTTATCAAAATCTCTGGTGTCTCCCTGATGAGTAGCCAGGTCATAAGCACCAGCAGCCCCATAAGCTGTCTTATCCAAAACACCAATAGCAGGGGCCTGCCCAATAGCTTTACCAAGCTTACCACTGACAGACATATCTGAACGGGGTTTCTTATAGGTATTATCTACCGTTGTCCTAAAGCCCTGAAAATCCGTAAACATTTCCGCTACATCAGTACCTACAGACAGAATAGACATAAAGGATGCTCTTGTCAACCCTGCCAAGGCTAAGCGCTGTGGCGTAAGGTTCCTATCAAAGAAGGCATCCCGTTTAGCTGTATCATTGGGGTACATAGCATACCCTCTGGCTACTGTCAAGCCGTAGTAGGTCATAGCATTGGTGCCCATGGAGAACATTAATGCCATCCCATCGTCCACTTCATGGGACTGTAAGGCCCTCATCATTTGTCCGTTAATCGTCCTAAACGTAAAATCTTTAAACTGGAAGAACAGTTTAGTGTACCAATTAGCATCCTTAAGGTACCCAGTGTTTCCTATGGTCTGCTGTTGAATAGACCGCAAAGACTGGTTCCTAACCAGCTGTCTCCATAATGTAAACGTATCAGGAGACTCCTGCATCCATTTGTCCATTGAAGCTGCTACCTGGTCTTGTGGAACATCCAAATATTTCTTTATGTCCCGCTTCATGCTAACCGTATCAGACACCCCTGCTGCTTTCAGTTTCTTTGCGCTTACGGGGTTCCTAAAGGCACTAAATGTTTTACCATTTGCCCAATCTATAAGGTCTGTAATGGCACTAATACGGGACTCCTGTTCCATAGCGTCTGTCAGCTTCGTCATCTGGTTCACAGTAGAGGTCAATAAGGACTCTCTATGTGTCCATTTGTAAGCACTATCGGCCACTGTGGACAATAAGGTACGTGAACCGTCATCATTATGTGCCATGGTCTGGCTAAAGGCACGGTTAGTCATAGAGGAGCTCATATGCCACGCTTTGGTCGCAATAGACTCTCCCTTTAGATGCTTTTCGGCTGCTTCGGCTATAGACGCCAGTTCTCCATTAGACATATGCCTCCAGCCCCTGGCCAGTGTTTTACCAAAGACAGGAATACCAGACAGCAAAGAATGAAAGCCGCTGTAAGCAACCATAGACCCAATTTCACCTGTCTGTGCAAAGGTCATGTTACCACCCACGTTTGCATAAGAATGCTTACGTATCATATTGGACAGTAAGTTCCAATTCTTCATGTCGGCTGTATTATAATCACCAACACCTCGTATCATCTGGATGGAACGTCTTAATGCATCTTTTTGTCTCTCTGCACCCCCTTTGCCTAATATATGTTTGCTCTTTTCTAATTCCTGCACACATGTATCCAGAAAGTCTTTTGTGCCTCCTTCCCCAAAGGTGGCATGTAAGGCAACATCACCAGACATTCTGTTTATCATCTGGGGCATAATTTTGTCTATATCAAAATCACGCATGTCACGGTCAAAACAGAAGGTAACACCGTTACCAATATCCATTTCAGCGGATGTATCCATAGGAAAACGATGATTAAAGGAGGCCATATTGTCCCTAAAAGTAGACACATCGCCATCCATAAACTCCATATCAGACATGTGCCTATCTCGAATACCAAAGGCCCAGTCCTTAGCATTTTCCTCTATCCAGGCATCCACAGCTTCATCGGTTACGTCTGTCTTAACAGGTGGGACGTCTTTAGGCCCATGAGGTTTGCTGTTATATTGAAGCCTTGCAATATCAAAGTCTTGTTGGGCTTTATGTTCAAGCTGTTCTCTAATAACTTTTCTATTTGCATTGCGTCTTGCATAATCCGTAAGCATATCCTGAAATTTATCCCAGCCTTTAGCACCACCATAATAGTGTGCTCCTACATAGTCATACATCTTATCCATGTCTACAATACGGTAAAATTCATCGTCATTAAAGAGACCATCATGGCTAAGATATGCCCCTGTACCTTTTCGTCCACCTAACTTTTCACCTTCCGCTGCCCCAAATTCCATCATGTCTTTGCGAATGGCTTTCATGCGCCTTGCTAAAGACACAATTTCAGCGGGGTATTTAGATAAGGTGTCTGTTTTACCTAAGGCAGCACAGTTTTCATTGAATAAATTGTAACATTTAACAATGTCCTCATTTACTTTATTGATATACTTATTTCTTAATGCCCCCACATGGCCATACGTTTTCACCGTATACTTGATACGGTCATCCATAAAATCATTATACATAGACAGCCAGCGGTCTTGCATAAACCGTTTAATATCTTCTGTTGATTGTGTCATACCGAAGCGTTCGTGTCCACGCATTTGTGCATCGTGTAAAAGAATATTTGCAGCCTCTCTTAACCGTGGCAGACGGGAAGAAGACAGCTTACCGTAAAGAGTTCCAGGGAGCCAGCCTGCCTCTAACCATTCTCCTGGAGAAAAATGAAGGCCCAGGAAATCAAGGTACCAGTGTTTATTTTCCTTAGACACAGCCCCTTTAGTATCCATAAAGGTCTCATGAACAGGGGTCAGCATGTTGTCTTTGGAATAATGAATATCCATAACTACATTAGAGCCGTCAGTCAGCGGCGTAACTACTTGTTTATTATTAATTTCATTTTGAACACCACGGATTATCAAGTCTTTTAACTCTTCATCCGTTGCTTCTTTATTAGTAATATTCTTTTTAAGACGCTGCCAAAACTTCTCCTTCTTATTAAAAGAATGCTCTACCCAATAGGCCAATGCCTCTTCAGGGTTATCGGCCTGTTTAGCGGCTATTTGCCATGCAGGGTCTTTTGATGTCTGCATCTTCTGTTGTACGGTATTTAGCAATTGCTTATAAGAATTTTCAGGCATCATATGCTGTAAGCCCTGGTGCACACCTACTTCATGTGCCACTAAGCCCTTAATGTTTTTAGGTGTCACTTTATCGGACAATAAAACAGACACACCTGATGCCTTATCAGTAAAGGCCACTGCTTTCTTGTCTAAAGAAATACCATTGTAGGCAGCCAACTTCTCTGCATGCTCTCTGGACACAATAAAGAGCTTGTTAGCATCCATGAGCTCCTGGGCTTCTTTGCTGCCATCTGCCAGCCGCCTCTGATTTACTTTGGACAGGTAGTCTACTACTTGCCCTTTATGTGACATAGGGGAGACATAATCCTCTGCCTGTGCCACTATGGTTCTTTTAGTTTGCTCTATGGTGTCTTCAAGGGCATTAATCTTCTTACCACGGACACCTGCCTTACGCAAGCGTCCTGCAAGACCAATAGCGCCCCCAATGGCTCCACCAAGGAAAGCAGCAGAAGCATAATCGGGTTCCCAACCACCATAATTCTTTGCTGCCCAGCGGTTTGTTGTAGCTACCGCCGAACCTAAAGCAACCTTAGTGCCACACTGAATGGCAAAATTATCCATACCTGTAATAGCAGAAGACACCCGCATTTGCTTCTTTAAGAGTGAAATTTTCTTCGTTAAAGCGGCTACCTTACCAGCTTTTGCCAGTAAGGCTGTACCACCAGAGACACCAGCAGCTACGATAGTTACAGGGTCAAATAAGGCACCTACTATAGACCCTAAAGTAGACAGGCCATATTCCATCTGGGAAACACGTGCCCGCCTCTGCATGTCCTCTTGCTTCATGTGGAGGAGCTCTTGTAATGCTTCTGCACTGGATGCGTGTGTTAAGACATATTCCTGTGCTGCTAATGCTCCCGCTATCTTGTTGCCCTGTGTATCTGTGTCTGGCAACTCTCTTTTAACCATCTCTACTTCTTCTTGAGACGGGTTATACGTATCCAGAAAATGGGACACTCCTGATGCATTTATGTTTGCCCAAAGGTTCCTTAATACAGCCCATGCACCATCATCGACTGCATTATCAATAAATTTATCTTTTGTTTCTTCCCACGTTCTTTCAAAGTAAGACGGATGGCGGTTGTCTTCAGGAATAGGTGCGGGTGTCTCTCCCCAAGGCCCTATTGGGTGTGCTTCTTCAAACACCTGGAAATCAGGAGACACACCTAAAGCACTGGTCAACCCTGAAGCATATTCTTCTACAGACGCCCCATAGTAACCACCATTCTTTAATGCTTGTGCATAAGATACAGGGTCTGTTGCATCTGCAATACCGTTCTCGACATAATTTGCCAGATAAGCACCAGCAAATCTTGCCCCCTCTTCTCTGGAAGAAAAAGGCCTATACCAGAGGTCTCCATCAGGTTGTCTCCAGTCATCCCCCATATCTTCAGTGGTTGTAAAGCCCCCTAAATTGTTTCCTGTTCGGAAGAGTTCAGACGTAAAGCCACCTGTCTCATGGTACCATTGTGCCCATATCAGATTAGGGTCAAGATATCTGCCTGTCTTATTTTGAAATTCCTGTGCAGCTATCTCCGCCAAATCCATATATGGTTTCATATCACCTGGCACTTAGACACCTCCTTATTAATCTATAATTCCACTAAATCTGTTTAAAATATTATCAGTGATACTATCATTATCATCCGCTGCATCATCTGTATTCGTCTCACTGTCTATAATAGCCGCCGCTGTTTCATTACCATTGGCTAATTCATCAGACATAATATTGGACTGTTCTGTAAACTGTGCTTTGGTATAAGCAGCTACAGGCTGTGCCCAATTTGTAGACCTTAAGACCAACGTATGGTCCCAGCGGCTGTATTCAAAGTACAAATTGTCTTCTTCTACACCCCATGCAGCATTATTGACAGCTGTCTTGTGCCTTAACCAGTTCATGGTGGCTGCACCTGCATCCAGCTTGTCATCTGCTGAAATGTCCGAAAAGAACGCTTTTGGCAAAATATGTCCCTTATAGGTCATAAAGACTCTTGATACTGTATCGTTGACCTGCTGGGTCGCTGTGTCTTCATCCATGCCACATGCACGGGCATAAAGGAACAAATTGTGCGCTAAAGGCTGCACTAAGGGGTCATCAAGGTACGCCCTGTCTGCCTTAACGCTCTCATTGTCTTCTGTAGAATAATCTAAAGTTTCCACAGCATTGTTATTGGCCATATTAATATAGTCATCTTCAAATAGCTGTCTCTGTACCTTATCAGCCAGCTTTTCTGCCCCATTAATGAACATAGACAAAGGCTGTTCTACATTCAATGGGTCTGGGTTCATGTCCATCAACATTTGTAATGTTTGAATTTTAGCTGTGTCTTCATCACCAAAGATAGACATAAACCGTGGTGTGTCTGCTGCCAGCATGTGAAGACCTGTTGTTATACCGCCAAAGCTCTTTGAAAAGGCATCATTCAAAGCAGATGCCGATGGGTGTATCAAGGCTTCATGCACCTGGTTCTTTATGCCCTCTGCAAGGGCACCATGAGGCGCAAAGTCTAAGACAGCCATCATTTGTCTTGCTTTTACAGCGGGGTCTGCGGAAGACTGCATGAGTTCCATATATACCTCTTCTGCTGCCCTGTTCTGGTCATCTTTTGAGACTGTCTTTGTAACAATGTTTCCTGTCTCATCATACTGCTGTACAGTCAGATTATTACCAAGAGCTGCCCTGCCGCCAGACAATAAGGTATAAATAGCTTTTTTAGCTGTTCGGACGCCTATGTCTGCATTTACCTGTTTTGCATGGTTCCTTGCTTCTTTTTCCAATAAACGTGCTTTTATTTCAGGGGCGGCGTCTATGGCCTTGCGAAGATAAGACTCAAGTGTAAGATAACCCTGGGGGCTGTCCTTTTGCAGCTTTTCTGCATAAGCTTGAAGACCCGCTGTATCCCCCGCTGCTTTTAAGTTATCAATTTCAGATGTCTTATCAATAGACCATTTATTCATTTTATTAAAAGAAGACTGCCCTGCCATGACTAAATAGTCTTGTAAATCAATCTTGTCTTTTACTTTGACATCAGCCAGTGTTTCTGGGTCTCTATACAGGGTTGCTTCTCCCAGTGCTTGTATCTTATCGGGAGACCCCACATCACGGGCAGCCTGTTTCAGTAAGCCCTCTGCCATTTTAATAGACTCGGATGGCTGATAACCACTAAGAGCCATAGCTAAAAACTTTTGAGTAGCTGCTGCTGTAGCATCTTCATTAGACATTCCCAAAGACATTTGATGGGTCAAATCCCCTAATGCCACCTGAAAGCCCCCATCACGCTCTGCTTTATAATTAGCTGAACGCTGGGCACCCTGCAAGCTGATGCTTTGTACCAGCCCCTTTTCATAGCTTTCATAAAAGCCTTCATCAAGACTATCCATATTAACTTCAAAGGGCAGCTTATCTTTCATGTCCTGATAATAGGACTGCTTAAAGGAATAATAGCGCTCTGCTTCTTCCATTGCTGTGGGGAGCTCTCCCTGCTCTTCCCGAAGCTTTGCATATTCCTGGTCGGCCAACATAGCCATATGCTTTCCACGCATCTTATCAATATAAGCCACTGCATATGGGTTGTCTGCCAGTTGATATTGGCCATATTGTGCCAAAAGCTGTGCAGAGGTGGCTGTTGCCCATGATTTTGGGTCGGTAGCCCCTAAAAGTGCTTCAACCTTATTGGCGTCTAATTGTTTCTGTTTGTCCCTTTCTGATATATAAGACTCTACAGCGTCCCCAAAGATACCCAAGGAATGGGCCAAACGATTACCTGGCATAGCCTGGGCATCTATATAACGGGAGGAAGACTGCAATGGATTTAAACGTGATACATAAGTAGCTACAGGCTGCTTAGTAAACTGCCGCTGTGTCCCAATGGCATTTGCTATGTTTGTAGGCATCTTAGACCCCCTCCCTTAATCTGTTCATCGTTCTAAAACGTGAATTGGAATACTTTGGTTCCCATGCAAAGTTATAATCATTTTGTCTCTTTGTCTTCAATTTATAACCTGTATAATCACCCCAGCCCCTATCGTTACCTAATGCGTTCCTTGTGGTCTCAATAGGAGACACATTAACATTCCTACGATAATTATTTATGGCTGTGGCATCTTTCTTTGCTGCATACCCTTTTAGGCCTGTGGCAGCTAAAGACATCAAATCACCTATCTTATCGGGCTTAGCCTGTGCATAGGTGTTAGCAATATATTCTTTAGTAGACAAAGCAGTGGTTTCTTTATTCAAGTCAATCTCATTGCTCTTGCGGCTATAGTTATCCTGAATAGACCCAACGGCTCTGGCTGTGTCTGCTTCCCCCGCCCTAATCAGACGGTCAGCTGTCCTTCCGCCCCCAGCCATGCCTTCTGCAATAGCCGCCTGGACAGAAGAATTTAACTGCATTTGATTAATACGGGTTTTTATAATGTCATTAACAGCCGCTTCATAAGAGTCTCGCCTTTCCTGTTCATAGTTTTGAAAAGCATAGTTCATTTCCTGCACGGCACCTGTCATCTTCATGTTTGCGGCCTGTGCGGCTGCTTTATTCCTTTGTCGTATCCCCCAGGCTTGTAAGGCCATCTGTCCTGCGACTGCCCATGTGCACATCTGTGTCTTTCACCTTCTCTTCTCGTGTAATAGTAAATATGCCCCAATTGCCCTTTAAGCGTCTCCAACGAACCCCTAAGTAATTCAAATAGACAACATGTGTATAATTGCATAACCACACCACATTTGTAATTATTCTGTAGTGCTGTAAAAGGACTTCTTTAAACTTTTTAGACCACCTAATAAATTCTATTTTATGCTTCTCTACATTGGTAGTCAGTAATAGCCATACTTTTGCTGTGTCTTCATTCAGTGGTTCTATTCCACCAATACCCAGTAAAGAACCATCAGATAATGTAACAGCCATGACGCCCTTTAAGTGACATAAAGTGACATAAAGATGTGTCCTATCATAAATTCCCGTAGCATGAAAAACTTCTTTAGCATCCGCTTTTCGAATATGCTGTGCAAAATAATGCAGCTGTTCTTTCGCTGCTGGCATAATAGTTATCATATACTGTGTGTCCTTTTCTGATAATTTCCAGACCACGTCCACTCCATTAAGGAAACAGGAGTGGGTGCTCTGGAGCTAATTGAAATGATACAATTTGAATTGACAGACATAATTGGAAAGAGCATCGCCCCCGTCTCTAATGGGATGATGCCCAGTTTGTTTGCAGCCTGTCCTAAGACACGCCCTGTATGATAATATTTATTGTCTGCCCTGTTGTCTTTATGAGACACCTTAACTTCAAATACCCCTGTCTCTTCAAAGTTTATCTTTGCATTGGTCAGCTGGAGGCGTCCCTCATCATCAGCAACAACCCCTGCATCTGTTTTACGCTTGACGTAAATAGTAGAAAAATCAATTCTAAAGGTGTAAACCTGTCCTATTGTCACCTTTTGTCCCACATAGTTCCCATGAAGGTAACATTTATCTGCCTTTACGTCTTCTGCGGAAAACTCAAAATAGTGCTTATCGGGGGTTACTACGCCATAGTAAGTACCATCAGGCACAGCATGGTTATAAGAAGCCCCAAGGTGCAAAATAGTCTGGTGATTAATGTCATCATAGTTTGCTGCTGGAATGGGGGCAGTAATTGCCTTTCTGTCCAAAAAGACCCTATAAGGTTCATCTTCATAATCCTTTGTGTTGTAAGTAAATATTACCTTCTCCATAAATAATCGATTGTCTCTGTTTAATAAAAGGTACAGTTCAGACCCAATAAAGCCCCCACCTAAAACAGCGGCCTTATCAAATTCCCAATAAGACCAAGAAGACTGTAATCGTTCATCGTCTGCAAAAAGGAATTTATATACATATAATTTTGAGGTATCCCCCACAGACGGCAGTAATACAATGTTTTCATTGCCACAAGAATAAATATCATAAATACCATTCTTTAATAACGATGGGACATGTGATGTAATGTCCTGTGCGTCTTTAGTCCCACGGGTATCATCCATTGTATAGTATTCTCTTACGCTGGAGTATAGTGCTCTTTTTACAATAAAGTAAATGCGTCTCCCCACCGTTTTTGGGGCAACCGCCACATCACATGCAAAGGATGTAGTGTGTGGCACAGAAGCATTCTGTGGGGATAAGACGCCATCTACAGACAAAATGAATTGTGAGTTTTGTGAAAACAACACCAGGTCTGTCGAAAAAGGTACCGCATGGTACAAAATGGACACCTGATTATCAGACACCGCTAAATCAATGGGGTCTGTATCCTGTACTTCTACTGCTGATGCCCCCCAAAAGTCAAAGAAAGAGGCAGAGCGTGACAAAATAACGTTTTCTCCAGACAAGACACCAAGCCTGTTTCTAAATAAAAAGATATCATTGATATTGTTGTTTACAAAAGAGGGAAGAGGGTTTGAGTCATCATCACCTGATTTGCGCTCATCCCAGGAAACCTCTTTAATGGTAAAAGACCCATCTGCATTTCTAATTAATGTATGGGGCATCGTTGAATTATTAAAGCCCGCAAGTATGCCAGGCCTTGCACATTCTTTCCATACATTATCAACCGCATCATATGACACATAATAATCATCTGCATCAGAGCCACTGTTTCCAATAACCTTTACCGTATACCCCTGTACAGCTGTCACTGGTAAATTTGTAAACTTCTGTACCGAATGGAAGATAGCAAATAAAGCATTTCCATTAAAGCCATCATCACACGAACAAGAATTTATATGTACATCTTCTTTTCTCATGTAAAATGCAGAGTTTACCAGCTGTGTCTGCCACCCTTTTTCTCGTGCCTTTTCTGCTAAACGGTCTCGAATAAAATTGGTGTCTATCTTCTTTGCGTCCTCTGCATTATCCCCATTGGGTGTTGTAAAAGAGGCAACATCTTCTCCATTAATAAAAATGGTATAGGTTCGCCCATATTGCCCTGATTTAATATTTATAAGACAAGCATGGTCATCCCATGTTGAGGATACCTTTTTATCACTCATTGTCACTTTAAAGTTTCTATTAACAATAAATGTGTAATCCGCAATAGTGACCAGCCGCAACTGTGTACGGGGTTTAGACACCGTCAAATACTGTTGTGCATTCCCCTCATACTTGACTGTCTTCTTGTTACCATGAAGGTCATAAATAGACACCCCTGTACCATCAAATATCATCATATACCGCTCATCTTCATCACGGTTTGCAATGTGTACCAGGGGCTCTGGGTTAGCAAAAGGGGCACCTAAGTCAGCAATATAGCATGTAGGTGGTCTTTTCTGTAATCCAGAAGCTTCGGTAGAAAAACCATTTACTTGTGTCTCTAATTGTTCGGGGAGACGCAATAATGCTGGCTGCTGGGAAATACCCGCTACCAGGTTCTTTACTGTCTGTGATATTCTGCTCATCTTACCTCCCCTGTAACTGCTGGACATAGGTCATTCTATTTGCATTATAGGTACCTATTTGCATCTCATACTCCTGCAATGCCACCCATGCTTCCTGTTCTGCTTCCCCTAAAGAATTGTCTAAACTGTCATCCCCCAATGTCTCATTTTGAAACTTTCGGGATGCTTTAGCTACAATATAGTGTGCAATAGGGTCAAGAAGGTTCTCAATGTCAATATAAAGGACTACCGTGGTTTCTATGGGCTGTTCAAAAATGTCTGTTTGATTATCCACATCAAAGACATAACCGCCACGCTGAACATATTTAGTTCCGTCTGTTCCTACCAAAAATAAAATATTATCAGACCACCTGATTTTCTTTGTATAAACATCAGGGTTAAAAAGATAAGACGCCCATGTATTCCACGCCCATCCTTTAGACTGCACATAGCGGCTCGTCTTATGCAAGATGCGCAAGGCATTAGCTACATCAACGTTTTCAATTACTTCCAAGGTGTTCACAGGAGGTTCCCCAATGACACCCAACATTTCATTTACAGCATCTAATTCTGTCATCTATTGCTCCTTTTCTTTTAAATATGGCAGGCCAGGCAGGACTTGAACCTACATCTTATGGTTTTGGAGACCACTATTTTTCCATTAAACTACTGACCTATAATGGAGGGATTTAAGGCTCCCTCCTGTTACCTGTGTCTTACTTCGTTGCGCCCATGAAGACCGCTTCAGGACGAAGACCGCCATGGCCCATAGCATAGGATGCTACAAGCATGTCTGCCTGGTATTCAGCACGGCGTGCTTTTTCCAGCGCAAGGTCTTTCAGTTTAACGGTGCCCACTGCGGAACGGTGCATAGCAATGTAAACCGCCTTAGCTGCATAAGCTGCGGGGAATACATGACCGTCTCCCTGGAGTACACCATCATTCTTTGCTGCCCCACCAGCCGTAAGGTGCGGGGTTTCAATGATGTCAAAACCAGCCACACGAAGGACATTTCCTTCCGTAATGGTTGCTACTGCCCCATAGTCACGATTAATGGCCACAAGGGACGCAACAAGAGCATTTACGCCCACAGGGGTCATGAACACATAGCGGTCAGATGCAGGAACATAGTTCTGGGACATCTTTGCTTTGACGTTCAGAAGAGAAGACACCAGTTCCTTACCAAAGGCTTCCGTGATGTCTGCTGCTGTGGTCAGCTGCATAATCTCCCCTTTACCCAGACCAGTGATGTTTTCCTTGTTTGCAACCACCATCTTAGCGGCTTCCGCAAGGACTGCACCATCAGCGGCCATTGCCAGGGCTTCACCCATCTGTCTGGAGTATTCGCTGCGGACATCATAGTGCTTCAAGGCCTCATCAATGTCCGTAATCATCTGGGATGTGGTCAAAAGGCCATCAATCAGAATGTTCTTTTCAGCCCCAGGAATGTTCTTACGGATATCATCCAAAGACTTACCAGGTTTCAGGTAGTCAGCGGATGCCCGCCCAAACACAGGAAATTGTGCCGATTTTCCGCTGGAAATCGTTCTCAAAATGTGTCTCCCGTTAGTTACGGAAGCTCTCTCAAAAGCTGTAATGGTTTCCCCTGCAAATACCTTCAGGTACATTTCAAGGGAATTTGTCCCTCCCTGGACTTTACCAGGTTCTGCTACAGTTACGTTCGGCAATTAAATATTCTCCTTTACAATAAAAAAGAGGAGCAATATGCTCCTAAATCAAAATAAATAAATATAGTATTAGCCAATGAAGTTTGAATGCATGGTCTTGCGCTGTACTTCTTCTGTGTAGGCTTTATCTCTGGTATAGCGGGGGTCTCTCATTGCTTTTACCATCTCTGCTTTCGATGCATAGCCCTCCTGCGCCTTTCCAGAATTACCACCACCCAGAACAGTACGGTTCGCTGTACCATACTTCTGCTCCATCTGTGCCTTATACCCCTCAAACATGACGGACAGCTGTGTCACATCTCCCGCATCAATCGCATGATTAAATGCATTAATCTGTGCATCAGACAGCCCGCCCACATAGGCCACAATGCGGTCATATTCATCTTCACCGCCTGCGGCTTCAAAGACAGCATCCCTATATGCCGTTACCGTTGCCTCCAGACCAGCAATGTAAGCATCCACAACACTCTTCGGATATCCAGCTTTTTCCAGGGCTTTATAGCTGTCTTCAGACAATTCACCATTATCTTCATACTCTTTAGACATTCCATCAAAATCAACCCCTTTAGCAGTCAGGTCTTTAATGACATCTTCTTCTGCCTGTTTCTGGTCTGTAATGCGCTGCTCGACTGTTTTCTCTTTAGTGTCCTTTTTGTCACCTTTTGGAGACTTTTTGGTATCCTCTTTGTCAGCTTCTTTTTTTACTTCCTTTTTGTTGCCTTCATCATCCGCTGTTTCTTTAACGGAGACATTCTTTGTATCTGATGTTTTTATTTCAACATCTTCGTGTCCTTTAAGGGCATCTTCTGCGCCCCCTGTGACCGCATTAGGGCCATAAAGAGACCCATTGCCGCTATCCGTCACCTGGACGGTATTGTCATCATCCATTTTTAACCTCCTTGTTGCTGTCCGTTATTCATTACCCCCTGTGCCATCTGTGGGGCTGCTCTTGTGGCCATCTCGGCCATCTGCTGTTGTTGTAGTTCCTGCTGCATTTCTTCTTCAGTCTTGACTAAACCAGACACATCCAGACCAAGTGCATTGGCTTCCATAAGGGTCATTTCATTCCACTTAATGGCTTTTGCCTGTTCGGGGTTCTGGGCAATCAGCTGCATAAATGTTGTCAGCTTATTTAAATCATGTCCACGTCCAAGGGCTTCTAACCCTGTAGTAATTGTGGGTTCTACCAGGTCTTCTGGTAAATCAGGCATCTGTCCTGTTGCAACCAGCTGTGCCAACATGCGCCTTACCAGGGGCAACTGGAGCTCTTGAGACAAAATAGAATAGACACCACCAAGGGTATCTTCCAGTTCGGATGCCACATAGCGGATTTCTTCGGCAGTGACACGCTCCCCGTTTCGCTGTACAGCACTATTTAGCATAAAGGCATAAGACAATCTTGACTCAATATTCTGGATGGTAGCATTAACTACCTGCAAATCTGCATATTTCTCCAGCTGTAGAGCATGAATGTCTTCTTTTCTGCCTGGTACAAATTCACCACTCTGTGCCTTAGACAGTTTATATGGTCGTGTAATGCCATTAGGGTTTACCAAAAATAAGACATTAGCCGCAATGGCTGCTGTCTCCACAATGGCCTTAGAAAGCCCTTCAAGAGACTTCAAGTCCCCTAAATACTCTTCCACGAAAGACCGTCCATAAGACTCCCCATCTACCTTTACCATGCGCAATGGTATCCAAGGGGTCTTTAATAATGGAAAAGACTGGTCTGAACCAGGGACTGTCTGCCCGTCTACTTCCTGATAAGACAAAAATTTATCATCTTCACGGTAAACATGTGTGTAAACCTCAATGATATCTTCTGGCTTCTTTGTCTGCCCCTTTCCGTCCACCAAGGACTGAATGTCATCTGGGAGGGCGGCATAGGCTATCTTATCTAAAGTAACAAGCTGAATAACATTCCCTAAGGCATCACGCTGTACCACATAAGAATTGAGCTTATACAGCTTCATTCCTTCTTCTTTTGGCGGAAGGAATAAAAGGTCATTGCCTGTAACAATAAGTACCTTTATGGCTTCAGCAAGGGTCACCCTGTACTGATGTGTCTCTCCATAGTCTGCCAGCTGATGCTCCTTTTGCATTAGCACTTGTTCTACCCGTGTCTTTAATTCAGGTTTTGCTTCCAGGTCTTTCTGTGCTTCCTGGCCTGGAGACAACCTAAAAAAGGGGGCATTAGGAGGAAACAAGGCTAACATCAATTTAGATGCTAAATTATTTACCCCTCGTGCCCCTACAGACTGGTACGGTGTGTCAAACGTTGTAGACGCCCCTGCTCCCGTTTTAGGAAACAATGAGGGTATCGTATACTTTGCACACTCTTCCGCCCTGGTTACATATGGAGACCTTTCAGACACTAAGCGCTCATAAAGAGTTTTTGCTGTTTCTGTCCGTTGTGTCTCTGCCATTAGATATTCAGTCCTGTCCCTGTGGTACCACCAGAAGCATTGGCGCCTGCATTAATCATCAGGCCTTTCTTGCCCTTTGCTTTTCTTTTCTTTTTATCGGCCGCTGTATCAATATTGACATCTGTCTGGCCACTTTCCTGTGCTGCGGGTGCGGCTGCCTGTGCTGGCTGTTCTACATTAATATCTGGCTGTTTCTGTCTACCAAACAGACCACCAGTAACACCACCAACAACCTTACCTACACCCCGTACAGCGTGCTTTAATACTCGTCCTACTGCTTTACCTACTTTACCCATTAAGTCTCCTTTCTGCTTTATAAAACCCAGCCCGTACCATAATTTCCACGGGTGTCATCATCGTCTTCATCTCTATCAATCTTTAATTCCTGCACCCCCCGTATTTTCTTCTTATAATCCTGACTACCACCAAAGATAGGGGAGTCGGGGTCTTTTGTCTGTGTATACGGGAGAATGTCTCTTCCTGCCGTGTTAATCTTTGGCATGCTCACTTTAGACCATAAGCACATTAGTCCTCCTCTTCTTCTTTTTCAAAAGCTACAGACCGTAAATGCTCTTTTACAGCCACAACGCCTTGCAAGTACCCTATCTGCCGTTCGGCGTCCATAGTAAGAGGAAACCCAGACAATAAACCTTCGGTATTAAAGACACCATCCAGATACTCTATCAGCTGTGGGGAAACATAAGGGGTTTTCAATTCCTCATTAATTGTCATCTTTTACTCCCTTTTAAAATCTTCACAAAGGAGGGATACTCTAAAGTAAACCCCTGCTTCTTCATATAAAGGTTCTTTGCCAACTGGGGGTCTTCTGGGAGGGCAGCTGCTGTCTCTAAAAGTGGTATATGGTTTAACTTTGCTGTCTCTTCCATCCACTTTGCAGCTACACGCCCAAAGCCATGAAAATTGGGGCTGACACAAAGGACAAAAAGCTCTCTAAAAACTTCTTGCTTCATCCACCATGGGTTCTCAATGGTATACCCCACATACCCCACAATGTCTCCCTTATATAGGAATGCTGCCAGACACCGCATTACTGCCATAACCCTCATAGCTTCTTCAGCACTCTTTTCAGAATAAAACTGTGCACAGTATTTATTTTTCATTGCACATTCTGTAAAAGCATGCAGTGCTTGATAAATATATGTGGTGTCTTTTGGTTTCACCATATAGACGGTTAGTTCGGGTTCCACAACGTAACCTTGTACTTGCATACGTCATACTCCTCCTCTTTGTTTAGAATATGCGCCACCCGTGCTTGCTGGAGTGCTTCTCCTTCAGACAACCCTGCCTTTTTAAATTGGTCAACAACTGTCTTCCAGCCTACCCCATATTTTTCTAAGACTTTATCTGCTGTCTTTGGGCCTATACCAGGACAACCCTTATAGTTATCGGCAGCATCTCCTATCATGACCTGTGCTAAGAAATTTTTATAAGCCTGTTCTTCTGAAATCTCAAACCACTCATCATGCAGAAAATCAAAAAAGATACCAGGGATTGTCTTGAAATCTTTATCGCCCGAAATGTGTACTTCATGCCCCTTATACTTATCAGCAAGGAGCCCCACACAATCATCCGCTTCCAGGGTCGGATAAGAGACACAATCATATCTGTCTTCTACCCACTGGCGTACTGCCCCATAGCAAACAGGCTTTAACTTTCCTGCACGGTTGCCCTTGTAGGTGCTCAAGACTTCTTTACGAAAGTTCTGCTTTGGGTCTGAAAAGCACATAATCAGTCCATATTCACCCTCATAGTCCATATGGTTTAACACTTTGTCCACAATAAGGGACACCCTGTCCTCAAATTGGGCTTCTGCGTCCGATGCATTTGCATGAAGAGTCCATAGGTCTCCACCCCAATTGACAGGTGTCTCTACGCTGGAAGCACTTTCAAAGACAAGCATATCTGCATCAAAAATTAATGTAAGCGTAAAGAGCCACCCCCTCCACCATAAGACATCAGGGATAACCCCTTTTCTGTTACTGTCCAATAGTTACATGCTGTGTTTTCAATCACAGAGGAGATTAGGCCCCGTGATGCTGCCTCGGCAATAAAAAAGGCGTTCTCCCTGGCAAAATCACTCTGCAACGCTGGAGAACGCATATGGACTTCTTTTAAAAACTGTATTAGTTCTGACATTTTCTTACCTTGTCTTTTATTTTTGCAATTCTATCCCGAAGCTGTTTTTCTGAAAAATGCTTCTTGCTTATATCATTAAATAACTCAAGCATATCCTGTCTTGAAACACCCATTGTGAAAAGCGTTTCTACAACATCCTCCAATCTTGCTATGTGCACATCTACCTGGTTATTTGACACCCCCCTATCGTTCGCTGTCTCCTCTACAGGTAGCGGTGCACACGGGGTGCTGTTATCAACTACCTCTTCTTCTACAGGGTCCAAAAATATTGGCTTACACCACCATCCATGGTCTTCTTTACAGTGTCCGTCACATGTATGTAAATCAAGATGACTTATATCAAACTCAACTGCAATCCAGCCATCTGGTGCTTTATACATACAGGTACCTACAGGACCTATTACACACTTAATACTTCCCCTATAACGTACCTTTTGTCCCACTTTAACATCTTCAAAGTTCATCTTAATGACACTCCTCCCAGTTATGACCTATAATGCCCTCTGTGTCCAGCTGGCACCTAAAATTAAAAAACGCCTGCGTATCTCTCATCGCAAGCTGTGCTTCTTGTACTACTATCTCTGCTATCTGTCTGGTTCGGCAGGCCACCTGCTGCTCGTCATGTATCCAAGCCATCAGCGCAAAGTCACCTTCCCAACCGTGCTTCAGCCCCCTGTCCAGCAGCCGCTCTTCTGTCCGTACTATCCAATACTTACAGACCAAAGCGCCTGCACTTTGGAGCAGAAGATTTAAAGCAGAATGAATAGACCGTACATGTAATAGTCGGCCATCTAAGCCTTTTAGATAATGACGCTTCCATCTGGTAATCTTGCCGTGATAGGTCTCTTTAACTAAGACACCCTCAATAGCTTTTCTAAGGTTCTTAATGGCGGGTGTAGCTGCCAAAAACTTCTTTTTCAGACGCTTACCTTCTGTAGCATCACCACCAACAATCTTGCCAATCTTGGCATCCCCAGCCCCATACAAATAGGCATAAATAAATGTTTTCGCAGTATCTCTCTTTTCAAGACCCGCTGCTTTCTGATTTGCTGTATGAATGTCCCCATGGACAACTTCATAAGCATACTTACCCTCATCATAAGGATATAAAAAATGGGAAAGACACCGTAGCTCTAAACCACATGCGTCTATTCCCGCCTGTATCCACCCCTTTGGTACACCAAACAGCGCCCTACATTCTTTGCCATAAGGAGCACCATTATGTGGCACCTGGGCAACATTGGGAGACGAATGTGTCGCTCTGCCTGTTACTGCCCCATTAGGATTAACACGCCCATGAATGCGCCCATCAGCTTTCACATGAGACAGCCATGCCTGACTGCCATCTGCTAACTGTCCTAAACGCTTTGAAATCATCAGCTGTTCTTCTAATAAAGGAGCAAGCACCTGTACTTCTTTAGGGGCTTTTTTGTCACCTTTTAGATACTTAAAGGTCTGCTCATCCATCTTAAGGCGCCCATCTTCAGCATAGAGTTCCACATTGTCTGGTAAATACCCATAATGTTTGCAGATTATATATTCAATTTGCTGCCTGCTGTTTGGGTTAAACTCTTTATAACGCTGAATAGGGACACCCTTCACATACCCCAGGGTCTTATTGTCTCTTTTTGGAATAAAGACTTTATCAGGAATAGGCGGTACCATCTTTCGTATTTTCTCGTCCAGTGCTGCTGCTCTGGCACGTAAGACACCCTCCAGTTTTATAGCCCCCTGTACATCAAATGGGAAACCGTTGCGTTCCTGTTGTGCCATAAGCCACGCTATTTTATGCTCAAGCTCTATAGCTGTCTGTGAATATTTCTGTTCCAGCAACTTATCATAAAGACATTCTGTGACAACAACATCCTGTTCGTTGTAGTCCAGCATTTCTTCATTAAAGACAGCCCAAGCATCCTCTGTGTCTTCCGCATAGGTACCTTTTAGGACACCTAAACGATAACCCCATGCTGCCAGCTTATGAGACCCAATCAATGTTCCTGGTAATTTACCCGCCCGATATCGACCATAATCAGACTCACCAATATTGGAATATATCAAGCGTGCCATTACCAAGGTGTCTACAATATTCTTTCGCTGGCCCCTATCAATAGAAAACCAAGGGTAAAGCTTTTGAATGGCGGGAATATCAAAATTTATGATGTTATGTCCGCATATTCCTTCTCCAGACCGAATGGCATTGTGCAACCTTTTAATGCCCCTTTCCACGGCGTCTGGCCCATAACGAACAATATTTTTGTGTCCATCAGAGATGCATAGACAATGGATAACTGTCATATCCTCTAAAAGCCCGTTGCTCTCAATATCAAATAAAAGCATTGTCAATCAAAAAGGACTACCATCCTCTTCTGCCTCCTCTCTTTCTTCTACTGATAGGGGTTCAGTTTCTTCCAAGTGGTCTGTAGCCTTGTTATAAAAGAGATAACCCGCAATCCCCGTCTCTCCTGTCCAGCGGTTTTTTAAGACACGAATACGAACCCTGTTTCTTTGTTCCCCATCTGCCTGCTGATTTCTCTCTAAGCCAATGACTGTATCGGACAGCTGTGCAATAGCTCCAGACCCCCGCAACTGCGAAAGGGAGGTTGCCGCCCCTTCTTCGTGAGACATACCATCAATACGCTTTAGATGTGAAATTACAATCAGACCTACTCCCGTCTCTTCGGCTAAAGAGCGTAACTGTGTCATCAGAATATCAATTAGCTTTCGCTCATTGTCACCTTCCAAACCAGACACAGCAATAGAGATGTGGTCAAGAATAATAAAATCACACTGCTCTCCCACAGCCATATAGCGTATCTTGCTTAACAGGTTATCACCATCTAAAGACCCAAAATGCTCGTATAGAATAAAATGTCCAGTACCTAATGTCTTATCAAAGGCCTGCTTGTACTCTTCTTCAGAGACACCCTGCCTATTCATGTATAACCGCTTAGATGCTGCAATAGACATCAAGCCACGGGCGGTGCGCTTCACGTTCTCTTCAAGCATCAATAAGCCTACCTTAAGGCCCTTTGTGACGCCCAAATCGTAAGCAACTTGTCTCACGAACGTTGTTTTGCCTACACCTGTTCCCGCTGTTAAGACAGTTAATTCACCTTTTCTCAAACCACAGGTCATCTTATTCAGCGGAATATCCCAAGGAAACATAAAACCCTGCTCTGTATCTTCCTGCTTACTTACTTCTTCCCACAGGTCGGCACCATTCACAATGCCGTCTGGGGTGTACTTTTTGGCATTCCAGATAGCTTTGATAACCTCTTGTCCTCTGCCAGCCAAAAGGCACTCATTAGGGTCTTTAAGGGGCAGTGTAGCTACATAAAGCTTATTAGGCTGTAAGAGCCCCTCAACATCCTTTACAGCCTTTCGTCCTGGCTCATCCATATCAAACATGACAATAACCTGTTCAAAGGAATTAAGCCAATCCATATTCTCTTTAAAGACACGCTTAGCAGAGGAGACACCATTAGGAATAGATACAACGGGGTACTTATTACCATTCAGCTGTGACACAGTAAGGCAATCAATCTCGCCTTCTGTCACTACCAGCTTCTTTCCCCCGCCCCCTGGCCATAAATGCTGCCCAAAGAAACGGTTACTTATCTTACCTAAGGTGGTAAACCTCTTATCTGGATATCGTACCTTCTGCCCTACACAGACACCATTATCATTAAAATAACAAGCTATCTGAATGGGCTGTCCCATCTGCACCCCCGCTTTATAAGAATAGAGCCTACATGTCTTTTCAGTAATCCCCCGCCTTTTTAATGGAACAGTTGGCCAGTCTTCTATGTCATACATAACACCCTTTTCTTTAGACTGTGTTTCATGATGTGTTACATGACACGAATAACAATACGTGTGTCCATCATCATAAATGGCTAAAGCATCATGGCTTCCACAATCAGGACAAGGAAGATGTGCCTTAATGATTTCACCGATTTTTCTCACCCCTCCATAGCTAAAAGAGACCCATCAGTAAATGTGGGATAAGATTGTGTCACCCCCTGATAGGTCTCTTTTAATTTTGCTACTATTGCCTTAAAGGCTTTTGTCTGTGCGGCCGTCATCTTCCCCCTAATCGTTGGAATTAAGAGTGCAATGCCAGTCGCTTTTTTCTTAAACTGAATACCAGCCACCTCATCAGCAGCATGGTCTTCTTCTACACTACCATTCCTGTGAATAATGAAGTGGTAGCCCGTGTCAAACCGTGCGTTTCTTTTCATTTCACAGTACATCTCTTGTAAGGGCTTATCTTCTACATCCCTTTTATCAATTATCAGACAATCTGTCTGTTCTCGTTTTAAATATTTTACGTATTTACCCATTTTATTTACTTTTTATTTTTCATGATGAGGCCTCCTGTATCTTTTTTATCTTCTTTCCACCACTCTTCTGGAATCCATTTTGTAGCATATTTGAACCCATGTTTCTTACACCAGTCAGCATAAGACGTGGGGCTGCCCTTGTATATTTTTGTTCCAGCTGATGAAAAGACAAACCGAATATCCAAATTCGGATGCTGCTGCTTGATTAAAATGTGCTTCTTGCGGTCTTCTACATCAAAGATGCCTTTAGTTTCCACTATGACACCATTAGGCAGCACAAAATCAGGTGTATAATGGTGCACCTGCTCTGGAATGCTATAATCTATCGTATATTTTTCATACTCTACTTTAATCTTAGCATCTTGTAGCTGCAAGGCCACGTTGTCTTCTAACCCTGACCTGTACCCCCGATTGATATGATTAGACCATCCACCTCTTCGTGAAAAACGTCTCACCTTTTAAAAATCCCCTTCAACCAATTCTTCATTATCTTCATTCTCGTCTGCGGACACAGTGTTTTCCTCACAGACATAACCGTCTTCTTCACCAAAGCCATAGGATTTAGCAGAGCCCCCCTGGCCATATTCGATAAGGTTAAGCACCTGTACAGCATTCAGCCGCAAAGAGACACCATTGACCGCATTAGAGACGTGAAATGGTATCAATGTTGCTGCAACCTTTACAGTAGAGCCATTCCCAATATTGTCCCCCTTAATCGGGTTTCCTGCGGCATCAAAGACACCAATAGTTCTCGGCAGTTCTTCTCCTGAACGGGTCTTAATTGTAGACGGTACCTTAAATTTAAAGACAATATCGCCATCTTTGTCTGTTTTAAAGCCCATGAAGGGTTCTTTAGACCACTTACGGCCTGGCTTCAGCTTCATTTCTGATTTTGCTTTTTCCAGTTCCGCTTCAATCTGTCCCATCAATTCATCGGTGTCTTCTTTATTCAGCTTCAGCTGGATGCTGTAACCCAGTTCCTTTCCTTCATATGTTTCGGGTTCTCTTAAATGTGCATAAAAAGCTTCTCCAGCTTTGGTAACAATTTTTGTATATTCTGTCTTTGCCATAATGTTAATCTTCATCCTCCATAACTTCTTCATTGTTAAATGTATCCACAACGGACATATTAAAAACAGGGTCTTTTATAAGACCCAATTTAGCAATTACTTGCCCCTTTTTCAGGTGACAGGCGTCTGCCCCACTGTTTCTTAGGAGTAGACACACCTCACCCATGTATGTTTCATCAATTATTTTTATGCTATTTGCCAAATTAATTCCATGCTGCCCTAAATAAGACGTGGTGTGAATTTCACCATGGTATCCAGCAGGTATCTGAACAGCAATGCCTGTATGTACTTCACATATATCCTGACTAAAGATAACCACATCCTCATCAATGGTAAGTGGCAACCATCCTGTCTGTTTATTTTTATGCTCAGGGATAACAGCCCCCTCATACAGTTTCTTTATTTTTAGTGTTGGTAACATCCTCTACTTCCTTTACTACAAAATATATTCCGTTCCTAACTAATCCCTGTCCGTTTGAAAGACTAAAAGAGCTTAGTATCTGCACGTCCTTCCCCTTTTCATTAATAAAGTACACGGGGTCTTCTGGATTAATATAGCCCCCTAAATCAATCACACGGTCAAGAAGTTCTTTTAGGTTCATACGGTCACACTCCCATTCCTTGTAATTTCATTGAGCCACTTTTTGTACCTCAAAATCTTCTTATCGGTGTCTTCAACATCTTCTTTACGCCCCCTGCGCATCTGGTACTTGATAAGACACCCTCGTAAATAACCAATAAACTCTTCTTTTGTCAGACATGCATGCATAACCATAATAGGCTGCACGGGCATGCTGGCATAGTAATCAGGATTATAGGCATCCACCTTACTCATTCTTCTTCCTCCGCCTCCTTTATTACCCTGCTTTCACAGACGGTTACTAAGCCTTTAAACGTACCTTCATGTACATAAACAAGGCAATTCTTGCCAGTGCTGAACGCAAAGACACCCTTAAATATGGTGCCATCTGGTCTGGTCACTATCACCCTATCGTTTGCCTTTAATGTCACGTACTCCCTCCTTTCTCGCCTGAAAATAATAAGAGCATTAATTTTTCAGAAAGCTTATCACCCTGTGCCCATATGCTCTCTTCCATGCCATCTACAATGTCTGAAGCGGTCTGTGCATGACTTACATGGTTTAACAAGTCATCAAAAAGGTCATCTTCCATGACCTCAATAAGGGCATTAATGTCCTCTGCTATATACTTAGTCATTTATAAGAACCCCCTCCTGTTAAGAAACTCTTCAATGTTAAAGGGCCCCGTATCCAAAACACAAATCTCCTTAAATAAATTATAATCTTGTATCGGGCACGCCTCTTTATCTACTATCCAGCATACGGTATCCTTTTTCTTTATTGGTTTTTCTGTACAGGCCAATAGGAGCCCCCTGTTCGTCCGTATTAAATAACTATAACCAAAGTTATATAGGCGTAATAAAAGGTCATGTTTAATATTAAAAATTGTGGTCATTTTTCATGTTACCTCTTCCTTTTTAAACTTTTTCTTATAAGCTCTTCGGCCTTCAAACAGTAATGTAATCAGTTTATCTTCCAGTTCTTCCATGCAGTCCTGAATGGCTTCCATCATGTTGACACTAAGCTCAATAGGTGTTTCACACTCGTCCTCATAATAATTAAGGTCATCTGCTAAGGCGTCCTCATAGAGCCCTATAAGCTCCTGAATTTCTTCTGGGGTACATTTAGTCATGGTCTTGTTCCTCCGCCTCATTAAAAAGCTCACAATATTTATAATCAACTACCCCATCTGTCGCATTCCATGAGGTGGCTCCATTACAATAAACCGCAAAAGGAAAAGCATGGTTTTGTGTTAGATAATGTGAGAAATATCTTTTCTTTTTTTTATCTCCTGGTTCGTCCCATACAAGCACTTTTGTGTCTTTTGGTACCTTTGTCCAATCAATAATGCCTAATTCTTTTGCAATACTCAAAGGGCTATCATCAACCCACTTTATGTCTTTAAAACATAAAAAGCTATAGAGCAATACACAAGAAGAAATATAGTTTGTATCACTCCACATATTCTGCTGCTTTGCTGGGCGCTGCTTATATGCATAAAGGAAAGCGCTTTCATCTCTTGCAAGATACCTATAGCCTTCATCATAGAGCTGCTGCAAAATGTACTGCCTTGCTTCTTTGTCACTTATCATTTTTATCTACCTCCGTACAAAAAAAAAATAGAAGAAAAACGGTTCTTTCTTCTAATAAGTGCGACAATCAAAATTTTGGGTGGGTGTGTGTGTGTGCACAACATGCTGTGTTTTGTTTTTTAAGACACAAAGTACCTGCTACATTTATGTATCATATAGGTTATATATAGATAACTAATTGTTAAACATATAAGTTATACATTTAGTTAAACAATAATAATAAACATTTAGTGAAACATTTAGTATCCTTATTGTTACATTATGTATCTTTATGTTCCATTATGTTTTTCTTTCTCTTCTCTCTAATAAGTGCTACAATCACCACTTTGTATATAAGTGCTACAATCACCCCTATATTTAGGAATGAATTGCAAATCATCTCCTTATACAAAAACCATAGAAAAGAATAGAAAAGAAGGCAATGCATATAAATCATCCTATCATTATCTTTTACTCCTTTACTATTATTAAATATAAAAGACATAGATTAGCAAGGACAAAAGGTAGAGATAAGTAGTAGAAAAACTCTGGATTAGTGATTACTAAATAACCACCCATAAAATTTAATAAGCATAAAGAAAGACAATCTATTATCATTTTTATTTTCCTCCTTTAATGAAAAGCATATAAACTTTCTTTTACCTGGTTGATATCAAAAGTACCTTTGGTCGGTTGTGGTGGCAGTTTTTGATTACCCACTATAAATGGGCTTAGGTCTCTTTCAAAAGCTGTTAAAACATCATTGGTTGTGTACATTTCTACAAAGCACTCTCGAATTAAACGAAACAACAAACCCGCTTTTGCAAGGGTTGTACCATAGCTGTCGTGTATCATTGCAAAGTTAGTTATTTTTGCTTCTGCTGCCCTATTTACGGTCATTTGTAGATGACTGGCATCCATACTGTGGATGAAATTAGGGGCTATTGCCTGTGACTGCTTGCGTCTATCCACTGTACCTGTGACTTCTATATCATAAAAACGCTTTGTGATGTGTAAAAAACGCATCTGGTACGTTTTAACGTTGTAGACCATATAAGGTTGCTGGACAATAAAGCCCATAGGTGTTGTCCATTGTATGACCTCACCGTTCTTAGTGACCATACGTGCCACCTGTTGTAACCATTCCATACCTTCTACAGCCTTAATAACCGTAGTCTGTACAGCTTTCCATATCAGCTTGGCCATGTATCCTGCATACTGGTTAGCATTATCAGCCGTAAATAGCCCCTCACCTATATGAGAAATAATTGTGTCTTCCAGTATCTGGTCTCTGAAACCAAACTGTTTGGCACCATAAGCAAGAGTCATAACGGGCCTTTTTGTTACCTTTCTGTTGACACCAAAGGATAACCAGCCCTGTGCAAGAGTCTTTGTACCGTACTTGATTTTATCGTGGTCATCCGTGGTGTCTCCTGTGCCTGTCTTTGCATCCTGCTCTAAGACACAATTAACTTTGTCTGCTACGGTCTGGTAGATATCATTAGGCTTATCTCCAGGTGCTAAGTTGACCTCTTTGGCTCCAATAGGGTCTCTTAAGATGGCTGAAAAATGTTGTAACCCACTGCACGTGCCATCGAAAGCTATCGATATACCTGTAATGAAACCTTTAGCGTGACCATTGTGTTCTTCAAGGTACTTCTGGAGCTTTTGGTACTCAAAGCACCACGCTAAAAATTCAAAGGGGGCATCTAAGTTACCCCACCAGTCCACCATGTCTAACGGTTGGGCAGCAGTGTCCAAAATGTTGCTTTTATTGTCTTCTACCCAAGAGACACAATCAGAAAAAGACACCTTGTCTATTCCAGCAAATTCAGCACCTGCAATAAAAAACCACTGGATGTCTTCATCATTTTCCAGTGGTTCTGGTTCTGCAAATAGCAGTAATCCTTTATTCAGTTCATCGCCCTGTGGGCTAAAAGATGGGATTGGATAGATACGCCCTCGAAAGTCTATGTTGTGTGGGAAGTAGATTTTATCATATTGTTCAAACCGTTGTGCTGTTCGTAAGTTGATGTGTACCCTTAGGGCTTTTCCCCGCCTGCTGGCTTCCTTTTCATACAGAAGTTTAGCGGCCTTTTTGTGTCTTTTGAGCTCTTCTGGTGATGGATTTTCAAGCGTTGGTAGCTTTGAAAAGGGCTCCATCTGTGGTAATCCTGCTATGTCTCCCCCCTGATTAACAAGCTGTTCTGCTACTCGTAACACCTTAGAGTTAATAATCCATGGTGTCTGTTGAATGCTATTTACAGCATTTAAGACATTACTTAAATCAGCGGCTTTTACTTGCTCTTTATACTGCTTAAAAAAGAAATTGTTTTGTCTATCCTGTGTATGGTAGCGCTCTGTACGAATAAAGCCGTGAATAGTATTCAATTCGCCATAATAACCGCCTGTTAAATCTGACTTCCATGGTGCTGGTGTCATAATCATTGGACAAGACTGATAGGCTCTTGATAATAAATAATGAGTATTTGCGTTCCATATTTTATGAAAAGCATCTGTAGGTTCGATGCACTCGACACCTTTGCCCCTGAAATTTGTACAATAACGGGTACTGAATAAATCTGTCCCTTCCATGCATATTTCTAATAGCTTTGCACCAAAAAGCATCGTTTCTTTCAGGGGCCATTGTTTTTCTTTCCAGTCTGTCTGGTTCATGACATTTTTTATAAAATAACGCCTATAAAAATTACTTCTTCGTCTTGACAGCCCTACCAAAGTATTTAGCTCTTTTTCTTTGTTCTCCTGTAAAAAAGCCTGTAGCTGCGCTTCTTCTAAGACATCCTGCTGTATATTCTGACAGGCGCTTGATAAAGATAGTGTTGTGTGTGTCGCATTGACGGCTTCTGTGATTGTAGATAAAGACAAAAGGGTAATTAAATCTTGTCTATTGTCTTTATAGATATTCAGCAACCACATGACCAATGGATAGTAGGCTGCCTTAACGCCCCCTTTTGGCTCTTCTTGATACTTTAAGAACGCCTCAATGTTAGCCGCTAAGGTATCATAAAGGTACTCAATTAAGCCACGGCCTATTGGTGTCTCTATGGCCTTGCCTGCTTGTGTCTTCTCTTGCAGATGCTTTTTAAGTTGTTCTTCTGCCTGGTGCTTGAATTGGTATTCTATTTCAAGCTCTTCTAAAAATAGGGGGCTCTGTTCAATATTTTCCATCACTTGCAACCTCCGATTATCCAAAATAAAAGCCATGCTATGAATAAAGACACAGCAAGACACAGCCCATGAAACATTCCCATTGCTATATAGGTTTCTAAGGTGTCTTTATCGATTGGAAACATTCTTTTTACCTCCGTTTTAGGGCAAACAAAAAGCCCCCATATGGTGACATAAAGGGGCTACTTGCATATAATGAAACTGGCTTTGCGTAAAACACTCTCAATAGCTCTGGTGTCTTCAACGAAAATATGAAATTGTCTATGTGGTGGTTTGGTGTCGGTAAGGGTAATGTAGGTGCATGAAGGGCGTTCAAGGGCATAAAGTGTGCCATTATGAAACATTAAGTAGCATGTAGCCCCATGTAGTACCTCTGCAATTAAAAAAGCACAGTAGTTTTTATCTAACTGTGCCTTAGTAATTACAAGCCTATTTTTATATATCTTGCGTGGATACATTTTATAACCGTTCAATGATGCCTTTAGGTGTCTTTATGTAGCATCCATCGGCATAAAAGGAGGCACCTAAGGATTGATAATCTATATAGTTTTTAATTTTCTGATAACTATCACTTCCTATGTATATTGCACACCATTTTTTAGCGTATTCAGTCATGTTGTGGCTTGATGTTAAAAACATGCAGTCATTGTAGATATCCACAATAACTGTTTTATCTTTTACCTCCTTGAATACGTCTAAATAAGCAGATAACGTTTCTTGCTGTCCTTTTCTCATATTTGCTACTTGTATTGCTTCCTCGATTGTGTCTGCAATGTAGTTTTCATCTGTAAACTGCATGTGCACTAAAAAGTTGTGGTTGTGCCATGTACGAATTAATCTTTCTCTTAATAAATCAATAAGTTTCATTGCTGTTTCCTCCCTGTAATTTTTGAATAAAATGCATAACAATTTGTGGCTGTTTCTGGCATGGCACTGTTCCATAAAAACTATTCTCTAATTCTCTTAGCCAGGCCTTGTTAAGATACTGTCCACATGGTTTAAATCCTATTGTTATTGCTATATCAGTAAAAATATAAACATCTGCTAACCAGCCATTAGTTGGATTTGTTAAATAATATTTTGGCGAAAAGTTTCGTCTCAAAAGAGGATATATGATATCCATAGGTGCTTGAAAACACTTATAGCGTTTTAAGAGCTTTTCTTGCGTTATTTTTCTATACATTTTCTTTCCCTTTCTTGTAACAATAAAGCATTAAAAAGGGCTGGATTATGTATTGCTTCCAGCCATTCTGAAAAATTAGACACGCTGTACTGATGTACTAAGTGCTTTCCGTGCTTTTCATAAAATATCTTTTGATATTTCGTGGTTGTTCTTGAATATTTTTCAGATGTAGTGATGTAATAAATTGTGTTGTGTATTAGGGAGTTTATTAACATTGTAATTGGTGTAGCATAAGACTGAAATAGAATGACACGCCCCACGGCTGTATCCATAACTATCTTAAATTGATTAGCAACTGGCCGTCCTGACCGTGGACTTTCAATATTTTTAACTATAAACATTTTATTTTTCCTCCATCTCTTAATAAACTGTATTGTGAATACGGCAGTTCTTTTTGAGCAATAATGCAAGTTGTACCCTGCTGATACGCCGTGTGTTTCCAAATGCCGATGTAGTCTCTATAAAGTCCCAATCGATACATTTTAAAAGAGACTGTAGTTTTTCTTTTACAGTCTCTGGTGAGAAATCTTGTCTATATAGTTTTAGGATTTTCATTTAATTTATCGCCTTTCTTTTTATTCATATAAATCGTCAACACTGTGTACGATAATGTTACCGTGCACTATAAAATTGCGTCCCATGCAGTACCGAATGGTTTTTAGTGTTGTCGCTGCTGCAACCCGTTTTCCGTAGGGGTCATAAGCATTTTTGTCTACCCATTCATCTCTTTCTTTTTTGCTGTCAAAAACGAAAAATGAATATGCATGACGATTAAAACTGTCATATGACGTATTAACACCATACAAACAGTGTTCGGCATAATACTTTTTAGTCATTTTGAGTACCCTCCTTCTACTTCCTCAACAGTCCAGTTTTGCGCCTTTTTACAGCGCTTTGCAAGCCGTGCTTGCTGTCCCCGTGCAAGTTTCACAACTCGCTGTGCCTCCTGATAAGAGTGGGTAAAGCACACCTTATCTATGGCCTTTAAATAAACCATAAAACGCCCATTATAAGCTGGCTGGATACGGTTATATCTGAAAAAATCTTTATTGGAAATCATAGCTGTTACCTCCGTTTGTAATAAAAAAAAAATAACACGTATTAGTTACGTAAAACTGTAGATATTTTACTGTTATCTACTACAGTTTTTTTTTTTATTAGCAGTGCTTTTTTTTGCACTCTGTTACATAAATCATTGTAACTTTTAGCCTGCGTCTGACGCCCCCAGGCTGACGATTACCGTAAACTATATAAACACTGTCACTGTCTATATAGACCTTTACGGCCTTTTATACATGTGATATAATTTGTTTGGTGAACGGCCTATATCATACATATAAAATTGGTTATGCGGTTATCAAAGAATCGCTTTCACTGACACAATGATACAACACTGTTGCAACATTGTATAGCCAATAAATTTTTATATGTTGTTATAGGCTTTCTTTATATGTGGAGGTGTACGATGAATACTGAAAAAATTATTACTCAATATAACAAACAGTTTTCAGACACAGTAAATAATGACTATATACGTTTTCGTTTATCGTCTGATTTAAAAACAGCTTTTCTATCGTTCTGTAAAACACAACATATATCAAGTAGTTTATTGTTAAGAGCTTTAATTGCTGACTGTTTAAAGCAGAGCAATCAAAAAGATATAAGTAGCATAAATATATCAGATAGCACATTAGACGATGTTGCATATTTAGCTAAAAAGTTACACAAAGACAAAAAAGATATTATAGATAACGCAATACAGTTATATGTAAAACAATATGTACACTTTTAGGCTCATTAAGGTTGACAATAAGTATAAAATAACTTACTTATTGTCTCTTTTTGTTTCTTTATAGCTGCTCTCTTTATGTGTCTTTATTGCTCTTTATGTAGCATTAGGAGACATTTAGGGCACATTTAGGGACATTTAGGGCACATTTAGGGACATTTAGGGCACATTTAGGAAACAATAAGTACATTAATGAACATATTGTTCGATAGCTAACAGATAAAATATCTATAACATATTTATTATGAATATACACACATATAACTTCTACTCTATATATCCTTTATTGATAACAAAAACGTTATCAGTCAAACAACAAACAGGTAACATCATGTCCCCTTATTGCTACCTTATTGTCCCCTTTATGCCCCCTTACGTCCTATGCATGCTGACAAAAAGGAAACAAAATAAGGCATTATGGTACACATCAGGTATACTCTATACCCCTATAGGTATATTAAAGACGTTATAGATTGTTTATTGTTTCGTTATAGTCACACCTTGGGCACATTATGCACTATATGTATCTGATTTACTTTATTATTACTATATGGGACATATGGTACAATTAGGGACATATGGGGGTATTTTTATATTTTGTAATTCATTAACCCACATTTCACAATTTTTACATATTTTTATTTTTGTGCCCCCTAAAGGAGACCATGATGAAACATCAACGAAGACAAAAGGGCGAAGGCAGTATCATTGAGTACAAAAAGGGGCACTATCGGGGCTTCTTAGACCTCGGTAGAGACCCCCAGACACAAAAACGCATCAGGAAGACCTTCACAGGTACAGACAAAAGAGAAGTCATCAAACTAATGCAACAATACCAATATGAAAAAGAAAAAGGTATCCTTAGCATTAATAGCATGACTCCTTTTAATATTTACTGTAATCACTTCTTAGAAATCAAAGAAGGTAAAGTAAAAAGTACAACATATAAATCTTACGTTCATTATATAAATAAGCATTTTATACCCTTCTTTCATCAGACACCCCTGAAGGATATTAAGACAAAGGATATAAATACTTTTCTTATTCAACATAAAAACTATAGCAGTGCTACTACGAATGTCTATCGGACTGTCTTAAGTATGATATTTCAGACAGCAATAGCAGAAGAGCTTATCTTTACTAATCCTGTATCTTTGTCTGAAAACATAAAAACAAGACAAAAAGAAATAGTACCTTTAACAATCGATGAAGCACAGCTATTACTAAATTCAGTTAAGGACATGAAGGTACATACAGGCATCCCTTGGTACCCTATTATCCTCTTGTGCTTAGAATGTGGCTTTAGACGTGGTGAAGTCTTAGGTCTTCACTGGTCGGATATAGACACAGTTAATAATACAATTACTATCCACCGCTCTATTGCTTCAGACACCTCTATACAAACACCTAAGACACAAAAGGCACAAAGAACAATAGCAGTAGATGCTCACACTATCCAAATACTACTCACTTATAAAAAGCATGATATTGTTGTCTTCCCGAATGCTATTGGGTCTTATTTTGCCCCTACAGCCATTTCTGTAGCCTTTAAGCACCTTAGTGAGTCATTAGGGCTCCATATGCGCTTTCATGACCTACGGCACACCAATGCCACCTGGTTAATAGCGAAAGGTGTCAATCCAAAGACAGTAAGTGCCCGCTTAGGACACAGTGATGTCTCTATAACACTCAATAGGTACACCCATGCGGTACATGAAGAAGACAAAAAAGCTGCCTCCCTTATAAATAATTTAATAAACAAGAAATAAGAACCATTGTGTGCCAATAGTGTGACTAATTGGCACATTTTGTATTCTTATTCTATCAAAGGCTACAATCGGAGGTAGAATTGTAGCACTTAAATACATCAAAATAAAATGCTTAATAAGATTCTAAATCAAATAAATTTTCTTTCTGTACTCCGCACACAGT